ATGCACGCTTCTCTACGCTCACTGCGTTGTTGCCGATCAGAGCCATTAGATAAGTTAAGAGAGGGAATAGTTGAGTTGGGTTCTTTGTAATAATCTTTCACAGAGTGAATGAGTTTTTTAATAATATGCGGACGCGTATGTTTCACCGGTGCTTCAAACCAGCGTGGTGAATTAGGTAAATGGCCGCAATTATTTCCGTTCATTGAGAAAAATATAACAGAACAGGTGTATTTAAAAATGTGACAGAGTGCCGCACCATTGAAATAGCCTAAATTCAATATAATTACCTTAGTAAAATAAGTTATATGCCCTATTTTTAGCTAATTTAGCAAAAAATAAATTAATGAATCGATTCTGCTAGGGTAAGTAATGCGGTGATATTTATTTTGTATAAAGTTTGTACGATCTAAGCCTCAGCCGTTACTGGTAAAGGGTTCAGGCAGTTACTCAAAAACAACTCACAAAGTTATCCACAGAAAATGTGCGTAACTGTCATCTAACGGTAATAAATACCTGTGTTTAGTTTTTTATATCCCTTATTTATCCCCAAATAAAGATAAGGAATTACACAGGGTTATTTTTCTCTTAAAGTGCTTTGGTATCTGGGGTTAAGAGGGTTATCCATAGAAAAAGAACGACCTAATAATAATTATTAGGCGGAATAGGAGCCAGAAAGTTCTTTGATTATGCGCTCATTACTTAGGTGTGTATTCTCTAAAGACTGCATCATTTCTTTTCGCTGGTCTGCAGTAACACTGCGTAATAAATTTAAAAATTGCATCTCTTCTTTGGTATCGCCTTTATTAGTGGCTCCGGTGTTCATGTCACCAATACCAGTAGCTAACCACTTAGCATTTACATTTAAAGCATCTGACAGGCTAAAAATATCATTGGTGCTCTTGATTTTTTCATTTTCAATTTGAGAAATTAACTGCTGAGACACACCGCTTTTTTTAGCTAATTCAGCTTGGTTAAAATTGTTGTTTTTACGCGTGCTGCGTAAGCGTTTTCCTAAAGTTTCCATGACCCACCTTCTTAAAAAATTATTGTATTTAACAATTATAATTGTTAAAAGGTGGGGTATACAATTTATCTAATAATCTTCAGGCAAAAGAATTGTCGTACAAGAGCGATCACCCTCAGTAATTACCCAGAACTTTACGCCATCAAAGCTATAGGCCGAAAAAACCTGTAAGTGCTCTATTACAGCTTGGCGGTTACTTTCTTGATCACACTCACTCATTTCTTTCCAGTCGCCGGTTACATGGCGATCCACTAGCTTACATGGGCTAACACTAATTTCTGTCAGCTTTGATAATGCTGCTGGTGTTGTAAAGGTTTCACCAACTTTAAATAAAGGTTTATCTTGTTTTGTTTTTTGATTTGTCATAATCTTAGTTCTCCAATGTGCAAAAGTTGGAAGTGTGAGCAAGGGCGGCTACCCAAGCCCACACAAAGGTTTATAAAGGCACTATTTCAATTTGATCTAGTGCTTTTTTATTGCGTAGCTTTCAATATCAACTGAACGCCATAATAAAGGCTTTTTCTTTATTGGTTTAGGAAAATCTGCCGACTTTCTAAGCCTTGCTAGTTTTGTTCTTCCTACTTTTAATAGCCTCAAAACATCCGCTAGGTTAATTTCTTCGCTAAATTCCATATTCACTTTTTCAAGTAAATAATCACGGTAAAAAATAGCTAATGTTAAGCGGTCGTTTAAAAACTTTTGGTCTTCTTTGTTAGGTTTAACCTCGATAAAATGCAGTTGCTGCGCTTTACTTTTAAAACGTGGATCATAGCTAATAAAATACCAACTCTTACGACCTGTTATGTATAAAAGCCCCTGTATTTGCCAGTAATAATCAGCACAAACTTCTTTTAAGCCTTCTTGATTAGCAATGTTTAAATACTTAAAGTGGGTGGTGGATTTCGGGCATTTCACTTCGGTACCAGAATCTTTACCGATTAAACCGTCAGGAGTTCCACCAATATTTTTACCTAATGTTATAAGTTCCTGGTTAATACCTGTTTTATAAACTTTGAAATTAGTACGCTTTTCAAACTCTTCAATTGCTTCTAGTTCGTGATCTATTCCCCACTGCATATCCTTAGTAACAAACCTTTCTTCTAAAAATTCAGTGAGCATTTCAACCACTTTTTCACCTGTAAAGGTAATGGCTCCAACTGGTAACTCTTTTTTTGTCGGTGCTGTAGTTAATTTGTGAAACTCTGAAGCTGTAAATTTTCCGATCCGTTCAAGCAACCAATTACGGCGAATTTCTTCCGCCGTTTTAAAGGGTGCTGATTTATCAAACCCTGATAAATCAGCACCGCCATTAATAATTGATTGCTCAAAATTGTTTAAGTCTTGAGCGTTCATTTTTAAGACTCTTTAGTTTGGTTAATTAAAGGGATAATCTGCCAGCGGTTAGAGCTAAACGAATTAGAGCGGTTTTTTAGTGAGCCTAAAAAAGTGATAGATACAGGGGTTAAGGTTGTTTTAGGCACTATCTCCCCACGGCTAATAGCATCTTGAATATTGCCGACTAAAACGCGGCTGGCATTGATAAAGCGTTTTACCGTGTCTTTTTGTTTTTCAATCATCATCACGCATTGCAGCGTTTTAATTTCACCAGTTTCAAGGTCTGGCACGTCGTGGCCTCCGATTGAGTGGATATAAACCAATTTCTCCTCCCCTGCTTTCTCTGGACTCCAGTAGTCGATGTTAAGCGGTACAAAGTGCTTTTTAGATTTGCTTAAATCAGGCAAGCTTTTTTGTGCGTCTAAATTTGCGCTTTCAACTTGAGACGCTGAATAAATACCCACTTCTTTATTATTTACTTCTGTTTGAGTGTCCATTTTTAAATCCTCGGTTGAGGGCTTCCCTGCCCTGTTAATTTTATTAATTAGCTAATGCTGTTCTAGGTTGACTATGTACGCTTACACTTCCGTACTTATCGCGTATTTTGTCTAAATCCCAATTGTCTTTGTTACGACTTTTATAATCGGCCGGGCGAAAATACCAAGCTGATTTTTTCTTAGCCCACCAATAGCCAGCATCTTTAATATTGGCTTTATATTCTTTGGTGTTACCCGTTAGCCATACCCAAGCACCGCAGATTTCAACATCTACACCTGCTAAATTAATGACAGCATTAATTGCATCGTTTAGCATGTCGCCAAAGTCTGCATTTACTTCTTCATCAATGGGGCGTTCTGATCCGTTGTAGCTGATTTCAACTAAAAACGAATAAGCCACATTTACAGCTTTCATCATTTCCAGCCCTGCAGGATTGCGGTCTGGATGGTATTTAATGCTGGCTTTGCGATAAGCAGGCTTAATTTCATCTTTACCTGCAGTAGCTGATAATCCTAAAATTGAAAGAGCATCTTTAATATTCATGACCTGCCCTCTCTGCTAATTTGCTGAACAGTTTTTTTTGTTGCATAATTAAATCCTCGTTGCTGTTCTTAGCCTCCGACAGCTAAGAACAATTAAAGTAATGAAATCCTAAGCCACTTTTTATAAGTGGCTTTTTTATGCTGCAATGGCAGAAATATAGCTTTCTTGTTCCTCCTGTTTTAGTTGATTAAAAATTTTAGATTTAATTGAGTTAATAACTGCATCATCAAGTAATTCAAGGATTTCATGCTCCTCGGCATAAACTTCTAATAAATCAATTTCTTGATTTGTTACATCAAAACGAATAAATAATTTTCCTGATTCAGTCGTAATAGCAATTAAAATTTCTTGTTCTTCCCCTTCGTATAATTTGAATTTAGGCATGATGGTAAACCTCGCTTTCCTGCATATAAACAAGTGTGTTTTTAATAAACTCACGTTTTATTAGTCCTAACTTTTCACAAGCATCAACACCTAAGCGCCGCGCTTCTTTTATATTTTCAGCAATAACTAAAACATCCCAATACCCTGCACTACTGTTTTTTTCACGTACAGAAACACAAAACAAAGATTGCTTTTTAATCGTTTTATCTAACATAAATCACCTATATATTTAGTTTAAAAAATCAGTTATTAACTGCTTAACTGAACCTATATTATATAATTTTGCTTGTATAAATACAATGATACTTGTATAAAAATACGTTAAAAAATAACAGCTTGGGATTCTTTCCAGTACCAAGAATTAGACCAAACACCAGACCCACCAACACAAACCCATTTACCATTATTTAATAAGGGAAGCTGCTCGCCTGAGAACCCACAAGCAAAAGCATAAACACGTAAACCACGAGCAATAGAAAGCCGACAAGCTAAAGCTGAACCTTTAGA